GAAAAGAAACCGCTTAGAAGGAAATAAGCTTAGAGAATGATTAAGAAGATGCAATTGGTGATAGGACGGAACGCCCTAATTGTTATGCGTGATTTATGATACGTGATCGTCACAATCACATGAACAACGTGCAGGAATTAAGAAGATATAATAATTGAATCTTCTTAGTCCTTTAGGACTAAAAAAAAAAGAGGCTAATTGATAGCCTCTCTTTCTTCCATATAGACGCTCTGCCAGTTGATTATTTATCGTTCTACAAACACATGGCTTCTAACTAAACAAGAACCATCGTTTAGTAAAAAGAATAGACCATCTTCTGTCCAGTGACCTTTCTCTTCGTTCAAGACCTGACCTTTTGGACTAATGTACAGCCACCTGTCTTGTAGAATAATGGATAGATAGTCACCTTCCACATTTCTTATGCTAAGGTATTTGGCTTGTATATTGACCATTTTAGCCTCCTATGCCGGAAACAATGTTTTGAAAGCCTCTTCAGAGAGGAGACCTTTTTTCACCAATTCCTGGGCTTTCATCTTGGCCTCTTTCAATACCTTGGCTTTTGACACTCCCTTAGTTCTCCATACCTTATCGACAGCAATGGAGTACCAGGTCTTTTTGATGACCTGAACCTTCTCAGTGGCCGTCAAGGCATGGTCTTTATCCCTGGCCACGGAATCGCCCAGCTTTTGAGCTATTCCATTTTTAATGACCATTTTTTGGATTTCATCGTACTTTTTAAATTCAGGAAATATCACGGTGATATCAAATTTTTGCGTGGTATCTCCTAATTTCATGACCAGGTCATTATTGACCAGTTCCCATGAAATCCGTTCGGATTTTTCCTTTTTCTTTTCGGATTTTTCCTTTTTCTCTGCCATAATTATGCCTCCATAAATTTATTTTTTTATTATGACAGAGCGTCCATATGTAGGAACGAACATTGTTCGTTCCATTTTCAAAGAGCAACGCCATTATAACACAAAACACCTGGGTTGTCAAGCTCACGCCCATATTGCCCAAAAATCCCGGCCGAAAGGCCCCCTAAGACCCCCAGGGCATAGTACCTGACGGTTTTTGACAGGAAACTTTTTACACAAAAGTAAAGTTTAGAAAATATGTTCACATGGACACCTTGACAAATTCTATAAAATATGGTATAATAACATCACCATGGGAAGACCTGTTGCTAAGATAGATGAGCAAGCGCTAATGGATCTCTTAGAAAGAGACCTCCCACAAAAGGAGGCTGCGAGAGAGCTTGGTATATCTATTCCCACCTTGGCTAAGCGAATGGCGGATATAAGAGAGAAACAGGGAATTCTCCTTAAATATAGAGACCTTCAATCCCTCCATCTAACAGAATTACAAGCCAGAGTCCTTGAGGCTATTACTCCTGAGAAAATAAACGAAGCTTCTTTAAGAGATCTTGTTCTTTCTTATAAGATCTTGAAAGATAAGGAGCTTAATATAGACGGCAAGCCTAGTGAGATTAAGGGTTTGGTGGCCTATCTTGTAGAGATAGAGAAAAGGGAAATGGCCCTTGATGGCTCTATAGATGTTGAAGACATAGAGGATATAAAAGACTATGAAGATGATAAAACTTCGCCGGGCATTTTGCAGTGATGAGGTAACACTTGGATTTCTTTCAACGGGAAAGAATATCTATGCTACCTTAGAACTACCAGATAGGGCAAATACTGTTAATATATCTTGCATCCCAGAGGGAGCCTATGTCTGCAAGCGTGGGGCCATAAGAGGAAAGATGTGTTATTTCCTTAAGGATGTCCCTGGGAGAACATCTATAGCTATTCATAGAGGAAATACTGTAGATGACACAAGGGGATGTATTCTTATAGGAAGCATCTTTGGCAAGTTTTATGGAGAATTTACTGTTATAGAGAGCAAGAAATCCATGGAAAAGCTATTAGAAGAGCTTGGAGAAGATCCTTTTATTATAGATATAAGGAAATGGAGCTAAATAAAACTATATTAGAAAAGCTTCTTCAATGGAAGAAGAGCCCTCTTCTTTTTGTAGAGGAGTGTATAGACTGGCCAAAGGGCCAATCTGTTACACCTCAGCAAGTTGAGGCCCTAAAAGCCCTTCCTCATGCTAAGAGAATTACCATTCGCTCAGGGCATGGCTGTGGAAAGGACTGTCTGGCCGTTTTAGCTTCATTATGGTTCATGGTTACAAGGCCTTATGCAAAAGTAGTAGTAACAGCTCCTACAAATAGACAGTTAAATGACATTTTTTGGTCTGAGTTATCTAAGTGGTTTAGGCGGAGCAAGGTTCAAGATGAGTTTATTTTACAAAAAGATAAGTTTTTTCATAAAAGTGCTCCAAAGGAGTGGTGGATAAGGGCTGTTAGCCCGCAGGCCAGGGCTACTAAGGAGGAACAAGCGGAAACGCTGGCTGGATTTCATGGAGATCATCTCTTGATTGTATGTGACGAAGCTTCAGGCATTCCCGATCCAGTATATGTTCCCTTAGAAGGTGCTATGACACAAGAGGATAACAAAGTTCTTCTTATAGGAAACATGACTAAGGGAGCTGGTTATTTCTATGACACTCATTTTCATGCAAGTATTAGTAAAAAATGGTGTAGATTACACTGGGATAGCCGAAAAAGTCCTATTGTTTCTAAGGAAACTGTGGAGTACTTTAGGGATAAGTACGGAGAAGATTCCAGTATATTTGCCATTAGAATAACAGGCGATCCTCCTAAGTCTGATGAAATGAGCTTCATTCCTCTCTATGCTGCAAGGCAGTGTTTGGGGAATGAGATAGAGATTGCTGAGGATGAGCCGCTATATCTCTCTGTGGATGTTGCAAGATATGGGGATGATAAGTCTATTATTATGCCGAGAAGAGGATTAAAGATATATCCCTGGGATACACATGCTAAGCTAAACACTATTGACCTTGGAGGCCATATAAACATGATGTATCAAGAGCTTGAAGCCGACGGCCTGGCTATAGATGTAATTGGAGTAGGCGCTGGTGTTACAGATTGGCTCCAAAAGCATGGACATATTAAGTGCTTTGGTATCAATGTGGCTGAATCTTCGACAGATATAAAGAAATATGATAGGTTAAGAGATGAGCTTTGGACTATGGTAAGGGATAAATGCTTAGCTGGAATGTATTCCTTTCCTGAAACGGAAGAGGGAGAGGAGCTTTGCAATGAACTCGCCGCTCCGGGATATAGCTTTAATGCACATGGAGGTTATAGGATAGAATCCAAGAGGGAAATGAAAAATAGAGGCATTAAATCTCCCAATATAGCTGATGCTCTCTGTTTATCTGAATATTTTGGAAATACTGCGCATAGGGTGTGGAGTAAGCCTAAGAAGGATAAGGCTAAGCCTTATTACATAAGTGATTATATGCAATATTCTCAGTATGGCTGGATGGCAGTTTAATGGCAGAAGGTTCTTGTAACATGAACGAGAGGATGTTTGGGTCTTTGATGAATAACATAATGGAGCCTTTCGATTGTGAGATGTACGATTACGACTTTGGCAACAGGACTTTTTCTATAAATGGTTCAAGTGAATATATTGACTTCTTTTTTGAAGCTATAAACAACGTTATATTTCATTGGAAATGTTAAGAACATTCAATAATTGAATCTTCTGGATAAAGGGAGTGTATATGAATGATAAGACATTAGTGGTATTAGCGATATGTTTGCTGGCTATACTGGCTACATATAGGCCAGATTGCCCTGATTTACTGGAGCTTTTCAAGAACTTCGCCTCTGGTCTCTATGGCTTAGTGACTGGTTACACAATTGGAAAAGCTTTTAGTAATAGCACTAAGAGAGAACAGTAAATGGATAATCTAACTACAGGAGCCGGCGCTGGTGGGGGTGGACTTTTAGGAGCTGCTTTGGCTTGGTTAGGTTCGAGGGCCAGAATTTGCTCTATAGAGAGGCGTCTTGATTCTCTCGTAAAAGATGTTCAATATGAACGAACATGTAGCGAGATACATAAAGCAATAGATTTGCGCTTGGGAAGTATGGAGGAAATGCAGAGGGAGACAAGGAAAGATATTAAATCAATTCTTGAGAAATTAAAGTGACAACTTGTCTATTTTTAGAAAGATTAAAAGGAGAATATTTGAAATGAAGAAGCTTTTGTGCTTACTAACAATAGCCTTGATACTTTATAGTTGGCCAGCATTTGCCGGTAGGGTTATTAAAGTGATTGATGGCAATGGTACTTGGACAGATCCTTGGTATGCAGAGAAAGGATCTCGTATAAATGTATCTATTGAAGATTATAATGCTACTACCAGTATGACTATCACTTTGCAGAGGAGATTACCTGGAGATACCAGTTGGGGCAGAGATGTGAAAACTTGGGATGTAACAGGAAGTTCGGCAGATGTGGAAGAAACTACAGCTTATCCTGAGCCAGAAGGTTGTTATTATAGAATAGGATGTGATGCTGCCAGTGATTATGCGAGCGGAAATTGTACTTGCAGATTGGGTGGAGGTAGAAGATAATTAGGAAGTGAGACAATGCCCTTACCAAAATATTATAACAAAGTGGGGCGGTTGCATTGGATGCTCATAGAAATAAGCACTCTGCTTGTAAGGGGCGGCAGAGAGCGTCTCTCGGGAGAGGAGATCGACCACGGGTTGAGCTTCTCAAAGAAATAGAAAGAAATGTAATCAAGAAAATTTTCTTGTAGGAGGTTGCATGGCACGAATAGTCTACATAGAAAAAGGCACTTACAAAGAAGGTATAAATGAGATAGGAGATATTGTCTTCCCTATCCATGATGACAATGTTGATTTGAGTGGTGCTGGATATGAAAATTTTGGGATTCTTGATATCCCTGGCTATACGGCCGAACAAGTGCAGAAAATTATTGAAGCTAAAATACCTGAAAGAAACATGGCTTTCTATTCTTCGGTGGGGGAGAAGTGGACTTTTGAAAGGCCACAAGAAAAACAGGTGTGGAAGAATGAGAAAGGGCTCTGGTGCTTTATCGAGAAAGAACCTAAATATCATTTAACGATTGCCGCCTTGACTACGAAAGATAGGGATGTTTTATCCTCAAAACTGACTACATCTACACAAAAGAAGGAGGTCTTAAGTAAGATACAGGTGAAGATTCCTTTGGATAGCGCCAATTTGGTGGAGGCTACAGACCTAAATGCCTAATACTGTTTGGTACAGTATATCTCCGTATGGTACTGGAGATATTAAAACGGGCACTCCCACTATTTCCATATCCGGGGGTGTGGTAACGATTAGTGTTGCCCAAACTGGAAATATTGGCTGTGGCTGTTGCGTTGAGTACAATTCCCTAAAGGCTTATATTGCACCAAACAGGCTTGGTTTTGACAGTGGTGGGACTACAGAAATAAAACCCAGAGATAAGCTGGAAGGGGTTTCATCAAGTGCTACAGGGATTGTCAGGGCTGTTGAACTTACCAGTGGCTCATGGGCTGGCGGAGATGCAGCAGGTTATATCTATTTCAAGACCACAAGCGGAACCTGGCAAAACAATGAGCAAATAAACAGGGTCCTACCTTCTTCATCAAGTGATGTTGCTACAGTCGATGGAACTCTTCAAGGCAATATTGGTAATGGCAATACTCAATTCGTTGTAAAAA